TCACCGTTTAAAGTATCTTGCCGCCCGGCTAAAATAGAGCTGAAGCGGCTTGTGGAAGTATTGCCTAATGTTTGCTGATATCCTCCCGGTATTTGTGAAAATTGGCCCCAAACAGCATTGCCACTCCCAAGATTATTGTAGTACCCAAATATGGATGAGTAGCTGGCATAGGTATTATTATGGCTACCGCCTAAATTTACTGCACCCACAGGTGCGGATGCAAGGCTATCAATTTTATTGTAGAGGCCGCCAAGCGAAACAGAATAAGAGCCTTTATTTGTATTATGTTGCCCGCTTACATTTGCGCTGTAAGCGTTTAGTAATGAATCTTGCGAACCTGAGCCCATGAACCCATATATCGCATTTTTCATATACAAATGATATCCGGAGCCGATTGCGCTGCTTAATGAATTTTCTATATAATTACCTTCACCGCCACCTATAAGTGAATAGTTTGAATTGTTTATATTACCAACTCCATTTAATACGGTGGTGTATGTTGCATTGTAATTCAAATTTCCAGACCCGTTCCCGATAAAGCCACCCTGCGCTGCTCGGTTTATATTTCCTGACCCATTGGTAATGGACCCAAAGTAAGAGCCCACATTTAAATTACTATTTCCAGATACAATTGACGCATTCAAAGAAGATGAATCGTTTTTATTTAAAATACCCGCAACGATAGCTGAATTAACACTCCCCGAAAGGTTATTATTTTCTGTACCCGCACCTATAAATGAGAAATCACTTTCTGAAATTTTATTTAACCTCCCACCCGGCATGGCTGCATAACTACTATTAACCATCGTGTCAATGTTACCAGAGCCCATAAAACCACCCAATGAAAAATACATATACATGTAGTTGCCCGTTCCAATAAATGAATATTGCGAGCTATCTATCATATTCAAATTTCCGCCAGGTATTGCAGAAAAATGAGAATATCTTTTTGTCTGATTGCCGTACCCCCCGCCCATAAATAAATTATTGCCATGCGCCCCTAAAGAAGACCCCGCTCCTATAAAGTTATAATTACCATAATGATTAGTATTATAACTGCCGCCTACAATTACATCATGGTTCCCGCTATCGGTAATTGTATTATGCCCACCAAATCCTATTCCGCTCGCAATTGACTTCCCAATTCTGTGATCGTACCCATTTATTATTGTCCTGAAATAATCCAGCCCAAGTATGCTATTAAGTGTATTATGCCCATCAATAGTTCCGTTAGTTCCTCCCCAAAGGATTGCATTATTATAACCACTATCATTGATATTATCTTGATACCCGCCTGTATAATTTCCAGCATTTCCGCTTCCGGGACTGTTGGTTAATCTAATTCTACTATCCCCGTAGGTATGGGTTGAAAAATCTAAAGCGTTTGTAGTTGTTGCCCCTGCATCTGTTACAGTTTGTAATGTTCCTGATCCACTCGCCTGCCTTACCCACCCACTCCCCGTATAATAGTAAAACCCCGGTGTATTGTCGGTTTGGTAGATAAGCAGGCCTGTAACCGGGGAAGCTATTGCGTTGCGTTGGGTTTGTGTCATGCGGGGAGGTATAACACCGCCCGTTGTCGAATTAAACTGCGCATTCCCGTCTCCGAGCGATAAGACTATATTTTTTGCTACATTGTAATTACTTAAATCAAAAGACCCGGTTGCAATGGACGCGATAGAATAAGTATCATTTGCTTCGTTTTGCGATTTAAATAAAATCGTAGCATCTTCATCGCGTATTGCCGTTACCATAAATTCCGTAAGGCTATCTAAGTATAAATTATGAAGCCCCATATTTATGGTATGGCTACCAGTGAACGCCGTTGCTCCCTGCGCAGTCAATGTTGCTTCAAATGTTGGCGTAGCACCGCTTACCGCCTGCCATGCTGTAATATTCTTAACGTAAAGTACCCCGCTAATAACCGCAACACTACCCGCTACTTTATTGGTTGTTGTATCAGTACTTAAAACCGTGCCTTGCGGGAAATACCATACCCCAAAAGCATCCACCGGGCGGGAAGTGCTGCCAATCGGTGTGCGCTGCGAAAACACACTGATAAAACACACGCTTAAAATAATTGATAAAATAATTTTCTTCATGGTATTGCTCTCCTATAATATTGGTCTAAATAGTTTTTTAATGTTGTTCCCGCTGGTTGTAATACATCGCTTACAATCAATGGGCTTTCCGCATCGTCTCCGTTATTGTTTGAAATAAAACTTACCAGATAAAACTTCGCTTCCCTTGCGCTTCTGATTAAGTCTGTCATAAATGCCCCGGACGCATTATTTCGTGCTGCCAGTTCATTGGTAATCGGATGCTTGCCCGTTCTTTTGAAAATGTACCAATCAAAAATTTTGAAAAGTCTTGAAGGGAAAACAGTATTATAAACAGTATCTGCATCAACACGGCTTAGTTTGATATGCATGTTGATATGGGTTAATTTAATATCTCTGTAGCCTGTGAGCAACGTATCAACCTGCAGCATTTCGCTAAACGTTCCCGCAAGTATATCTGGCTTGTTATTGTTCTTTAAACAGCGTCCAAAACTTGCGCTATCGCTGGTCATACCATTGTCGGCATAGTATTTATAAATCAATGCTTCGGTTCCTACATCGCTAACTGCGCCATCTGTAATTACTTTTATACCTAATGAACGGCAAAGCGGCACCATTGCTTTTAAGATATTCAAATACGTCAAAAGGCTACCTGTATGGAAACCACCATTGCCGGGCTCATCCTCAAAACATACCGCATCCGGTAATGCATCGTAATTGTTTACTATTTCTAAGAATTTCGTTTTATAAGCAGCAGTATCGGTTTGAAAAGCGCTGAGTGAATTGCCCCAGGAGAAGTTTACGAACACTTTTAACCCTGAATCCTGCGCCCGTGAATAAGCGTTATCGCCACTGCTCCATGTACTCATAACGACACCATCAGTCCTAATCCAGTTTGAGCCCAATAGTTTAGCTGCATGCGCTTTTTCGGATCCGTTCAATGCGTCTTTAATTGACACGCTGAATTGGGTGGGCGGGCGCAATTGTGCCAGTGAAAAAAAGGGAATGAATAATATAAAAAATATCAACCTCATTGAATATCATTTGCGATGCCGTAAAAAATAATGTACGTTCCATCGTAACGAAAAAAAACATCGTCTTTCAATCCAGCCTCAGTTGACAGATAAAGTACAAGACCTGAACCATACCCAAAGGCTATTTTACCGTTTGCGGGAACAGTTAAAATCCTGCTGCCCGTACTATCTTGCGTTACTGTTAATACTCCCCTGTCACCGGCGGTTAAATTTGTCATGGCAATGGTTGCATCCCCTGTCATAGTAAAATAAAAATCTTTGCTTAGTGTAGTATTTAATGCTGCATTAATGGTTATAGTAGCCCCGTATGTAGCAGCTACGGGCGCAGCATATCCTGCCGTACCTGCGGGAACACTATAAGAACCGTTGGCATTTAAAAATTGCGCTGTATTACCATTCCCTTTCGGGGCATAACCATGCTTTGATGTACTTACATTTTGAGTAGTATTATCTGCCAATACCTGCATGGCTTCGGTAACTTTGCCGGCCCCGATTGTGGCTGTTATCGCTGATGTACCAGAGCCGGAAATGTCGCCCGAAATTGTAATCGTTCCCCCGCCTGAACCATTGGCGGCGGCGGTAACCCTTCCCTTACTATCAACGGTTATATTCGCGCTTGTGTAACTACCTGCTGTAACTGCGGTATTAGCAAGTGTTGTTGTTATTGCGGTTGTGCCACTGCCTGAAATATCCCCGCTTAATGTTATTGTCGAAGGCGTTGAAGGCGTTGAAGCCCCGCCGCTGGAACCGGCAATAATTACCGTTACCCGGTCGGTGTTATAATTCTGCCCTACTAAAGTAAAATCCAGCGTGCCCGTAGTTGAATTAAATGCAACATAAGTTCCGCTTTCATTATATGTATAAAGTGTAATTCCTGCACGTTGAATTGCGATAATTTCAGCACCTATTAAATCATCACTTTGTAAAGTATTGCCTGCTGTTTTAAAAGTATATTCACTGGTATTTGTGCCCGAACCGATAACGAATTTTAATGCCGATGCTCCGCCGCTGCCGGAGCCAGACGAGCGCCACCTGCTGCCATCTCCTGCATAAATAACGCCGTCAAGTATCGCAATCCCGTATTTTGAAAAAGTGGTATCGTGCGGGGCATCCAAAACTTTATCAGCCCAATACCTTTGTTTTCTTTCCCCGTAACCGGCCCTGTCATGGTAATACCTGCCCGTATCATTGCCGGTCTGCGAATAACCTGCCAGCGATACCAATAAGCATAATATTGCAAGAAGTTTTTTCATGTTAGTAATTTCTGTAAAGGAATAAAAATCGCTCCCCTTCTCCGATAGTTGTACCAACTCCAAGGCTTGTGTTATTCCATGTATATTCATCCGATTGCGGGGAGCTTGAAACCCTATATATAGGGTTGCTGGTTCTTGTTACAAATAAGATTTTTTTACCATTAAGAGCCGCTACATGAGCGCCAACACCAGTGCTGGTCAAAGTGCTGCCTTCTGCGCCAGTTGCTATATAAATGAGATCATAAACTTTCATATCTGTATCTATTGGTGTACCTATTTCAGAATCAGAAGGAACGGCACATTTGTTTTGATCGAAGATTATTCTAACTGAAAAATCAATTATGCAACCCGCATGCATATCGTTATCATTTTCAACAACGAGTTGTAAATTATTGTCTGTACTTATAACCCAATCCGAATAATTGCCATCATTAAATTGAGTAACTAAATCCATAGCAATGCTTACCATATCGCTTTGCACATCCTGTTCGTTTGTCTTTGTGTCAGATGACACATTCACTAAATCCATAATGAACATGCGGTAACTCAAAGTGGTCGCGTGCCCTGTTGTGCTTATCTTGCCGCCGTTATCCTGTAAGAAAACAGAAGGGTAGCGCGTTGTGTGATCCGATAAAAAATCACTTACCAACCCGGTCTGAAAGTTTCTTATCTGGCGGTGTGATAGTGATATGCTTTTTATCCGGTTGATTACATTGTTTAATGTCATTCTGTTTGCTTAAATAGATTCTTAATTTTTCTTCATTATGCTTGTTTATTCCTTTACTCATTCGCTGTATGGTTTTTGAGTGAAGCCGCCAGGGTTGCAATATGGATTACTATAATCATCGCCCAAATAAACCGGCATTGAAAAGCTTTTATTATCCGGGGTTACAGTATCAATCCCATTGCCCGGCTGCAGGTATTCCGGGAACTTTGCAACTGCGTTTTGAATAAGGTAAAGCCGCAGCCTGTTTGCGTACCATTCGCCGCGTGATCTGTATTTATTGCTGATATCTATTAGTTCGGACATTGAAGGCAAATCTGTATCCTGCCCCTGCTTTCTTACCACGCCTTTATTCCATAGCTGATAGCTTAATGTTGTTGGTAATTCCGCAAGCGTGAAGTACATCAATGCATCAATAATGTAATTATCCAGTAGTGCCTTATAATCCGTAAACCCTGCCCAATCTGCCGCGTTTACCCTTGCCTGTAATTTGTCATATAGAGCAGTACCGATTATAGGGAGTATATACATATCCTGGGCAACTTTGATATCAGGGTAAATCAATTTAGCGTCTATATTTCCATGTATTGCTGTGCGCTCTTTTATGATTTCATCGCTAAGTAAAAGTGTGTTTAAACTCATGATGCTGCCCCTCCTTTTTTAACTACTATATTTGATTTCCAGTTGTGGCGGCAATGCGGTTCAACCGTGCCGCTGTTGTTCCAAAACCCGCCCCTGCGGTCAAATACAGAATACCCAAGCCGCTGCGAAATCTGTTCTATATCGTACCGGGAATAAAGCCTGTTCAACTCCATCATTTTTGCGCAGAAAGGGCGGTTGCGGGAATCTTCCGGGCCTTCATAGGAATACTTAATAAATATCTGTACTGCCGGGCTTTTTGATACTGGCGGCTTTAAATCAACCCCTTTAGATAATGCCCGGTTTATAATTTCATCCACGCCTATTTTTTCAACAGTGCTTTCTATATATCCTTTTTTTGCAAGGCTTTTTAATTTACTTTCAACAAAAGATTTTGATTCACCTATTGCCTTTGCAATTACTTCTGGCGTAACCTTGCCATCCTTTTTTATCAGTTCAATAATCTTATCCTCAGTCGCGGTTACATCGTAAGTTTTAAATGCTTCATGTATGTAAATTTTTTCATCTTCTTCGATCTCGTCTGCAGAGAAAGAAATACGTTTTGATTTCAGTATTTCAAAATCTTTTTTACTGTCGCCGCATGCATCAAACATGGCAATAATATTATCCTGCTGATCTTCAAATGACAGGGCAAGCGGTTGCGTTTCTTCACCGAGAAAAGCAATTACATCTTCATCGCTTAAACCATAACCGGTTTTTAATAATGCTGTTGCCGCTGCCCTTGTAAGTTTTCCGTTTCCGTCATCGTATTGCCTTATAATTCTGTTTATCCCCTGCATCTGCCGACCGGAAAGGTTTTTAATATGGTCATTTACCGGGGCACTGTCTGTGGCTTCACTAAATGGTTTTGTTGCGGTATTGCCGCCAATAGTTTCACCCGCCCATAAATCTTCAGGTACGCCTAATTCTTTTAAAATAAATTGTTTCGGTAAAGACTGAACCACATCTTTAATATCAAACTGTAACCCTATTGGATCGGTGGGCTGTAGCTTATATACTGATTTAAAATTCGAGTAGTTTAAAACATAATTTATTTCTTTATCAAAGGCCGTTGCTTTTGGTTCTGCGTAAGTGTTTTGAAATATACCGTATGCGAGTTTTAACTCTGTGTTACCGCCTAATTGGCCCTCTGTTTTTATACCGAAAAGCATAGGTGAGGTAACAAGGTGGCCGCTAAATATTTCCTGCTGACAAGTCTTATTTAATTCCACAAATTGTTTATCAACTTCGCTGGCTGACAGGTCTGAAATATCAACCTGTTTGTCTTTGCTGTTATTAAAAACTAAAATAAATTTTCCGGCGTTTTCTGAACCAGCGAACTTTTGCCCGAATCGTTTTTCTATTTCTTTTTTCTTTTCGTCCGTTGGTTCGCCCTGGTAAAACTGCACCATCTTTGACGGCATCATGCCGTTACGAATTGCCGATAAATAATATTTACTTATTTCGATGTCGGTTTCAATATAATTGTTTGAACCAATATACCCCGGTAATGGATAGAAGCGAACACCGGGACGATACTCGTTGTATTCAAATATCTGTGAACCGATGGGGTCTGCAGGATTGAAAGCGTTTATAAATTCTTCTTCTGGTTTGGGGTATGCTTTTGGATCCCAGTTTTCTTTATAAATAAAACCGCCATCTTTCCCTTTTCTTAAAGTAGAATAATCGCAGTGATAAATTTCTGATACCCTGCCATTTCTTGCCCATATAATTTCCAGCCTGCAACCGCCGTAAATCTCAATATCCAGTATAGCTTTTTTCGCAATATCGTTTAAGGTTTCATTAGTCCTGTTGATAATTATATTGCCGTTTTCGTAACCCTTGCCGAAAATGTAATTTGCTTTACCTGTCAGGATCGCATTGTGTTTTGCAGATTTATTGAAAAGGAAAGTAAGGTACTCAGGGTATGAATTATTTTCACCGTACTCAATATAATCTTTGCCGCGCTTTTCTTTGAAAACGGGCACTTTAGAATCGGCAAATTTTAAGACAATAATATCAACTGATTTATCATCTTCTATTTTTTCAGGTGCTGAAAATTTTATATCATCCATTGTATGCTTTGAATGTTTGCGGTTCGTTGTATTTTGTAAATGCAAATGCTGTTGTTCTGTAGATGATTAGTTTTCCATACTCTAACACATCACCAGTCAATGTTTCATCTGTGTTGCTGTTGCTGGCCTGTTCATATACTTTATAATTCCATTGCCCTATTGGGGCATTCAAGAACGTAACAGCGGGGTTAATTGTAAACTGGTTATACCTTTCAATAAAATCGCTTTCATCTTCATCGGATGATTTGATAAATTTTACCTGCTGCTTTGTGAGTGTATGAGTAAAAACAAATAAATAATAAGGCTCCGTTAAGCTCACATTTTCTGTAAGCGTAAGCGTAAGCACTGCCTCTGTATCTGATTGATTAAATTGTAACACTACCAGTAAATATAAAATCAGTGGTTTTGTTCCAAAAACAAAAATGCCTCTCATTTGAGAGGCATTTTATAAGATATAGGATTTTAAATGTTAGGTCTGAAGTGTTGCGGCTGCTGCATCTGAAACGAATGGTGCCAGCTCTTTTTCTGCCCCGGTAAAGTTTAAAGTGTACCCATTACGATCACCCCATGCAACGCCGTTTGCGGCTGAACCACCAAGCAATCTTAAACCGTATTCACGCCCGTACAATCTCCAGGTATCGTTATTATCTTTCATCACAACAACGCAGTTATTTTTTGCCAGTAAAAGAATTTCATTCCGTACCGCTACGTTTTGTTTGTTGATAATAATAGTGCCTTTCTGCTCGTAGTAGTTGGTACCGTTCTGCCTGTTGCCGGTAATATCTTCGGTAAAATCTGCCGTTTCTAAAACCAGTTGATATTTACGGAAAACCTTTCCTGCCGCTTTTGTAATTGTTGTTAGTGTGCCAGAACTTTCAACGTAAGCTGAAATATTTTCCAGCTCAATAATGTAACATTCTTTTGTGCCACCCACGCCAATGGCACATGAAAAAGAATAATCACTGGTTAATGCACATGCCATTTGATAAATATTTAAAAAGGCGGCTGTTAACCGCCCTTATTATTAAACTAATTTGAAGGAAACAATTTCATCAGGGAAGGCCACGTTCACACCGTATTTAAACTGCACTTTGAAACGCAGGTAATCTTTAAACTGATCTTCCATTATTGAAAATTGTTCGTACTCATTTTCAAGATCAACGCCTGCAAACAAGTTGCTCATACGTGCACTAAACAAACGGCTGGTGCCATCAAGTCCGTGAACCGCAGTGAGCTTGTAATTTGTGCCAGGTATTACAACCGTTCCATTGGCCGCAGAAACTTCACTGCCTGAAGGGGCGAAGTTGAAAAGGTTCTGATCGGTAAAGGCATTGATAAACTTATTGAAAGTATCCCATCCGCAGAATATGCGAATATCATCCTGCCCGGTAATGTCCGCAGGCAATGCCAGCCACATACTGTTTACAACTGCCTTAACGTTGGCCGGAGTAATCCCTGTTGCGGAAAGGATAACGCCGATGCCGTTGTAAGGAGCCTGGTTTGCTGTGATCGCTGTGGCCGCTGCATCAATCAATTTTACAAAACCGTCAAAACGAGAAAGGTTTGCATTACCGCTTGTTGTATCACCCATCCATATCGCAATCTCTAATTGCTTCGCAATGGTGTCGGCCTTCAGGTTTGCGTAATCCTGTTCAAAAGGAAGTTTATTATCATTGCTGCCTTTTGCAAGGGCTTTGCTCATGTACTTCGCGTTCAAAGTTTTTACGCATATATCTTCCACTACAGCGATTTCGCCGATAGTTACCTGGCGCTGTGTAAGTGAAGTGTTACCACTGGAAACCCTTGTACAACCGGTACCATTTTGAAAGATGGCATCTGTTGCAAGAATGTTTATTTTTTCAGCGAATTTCACGCCGGTCATTACAGTGCCCTCACTCCTGATCAAATCGGAAGTACGGCCACCAAAAAGAGATTTGGCAACCAGCAGGTCTGTGTTTTCAATTATGTAATCTGTTAATCCTGATACTGATAGTGCCATTTTTATTTGGTTTTAATAAGATGATTATTTGTTTTTATTTTTCAATGCTCCGATAGCATCTGCAATTCCTTTTATTTTTTCCTCTTTAGCATTTGAGCGATCAAACTGTTCTTTCTTTCTGCCGGTTAAGGTTACAGGGTCTGCGCTTGGCAATTCAGTCAGCTTTTCGGCTAACTCGAACAAGCCTTTTATTACTTCGTCCTGCTTTTCAATTTTTTGTTCTGCAGCATGTAGCTGAACTTCTGTTGCAAGCCCGGTAGGTATTACAGGTGTTTTCATTTTTACCAGTTCCGCTTCCATAGCTGCCAGCCTTTCTTCTAATGTTGGCGCTGTAGGCGGTGCAACAAAATCGGGCTGCGTTATTGGTTCCATTGGCGTTACCGTAGATATTGCGCCGCCTGCGTCAACAGTGATTTTAGAGCCGTCCTCTAATTCGTAATCGCCTGCGGGAGCTGGTGCGCCTGCAATGGTTACCGCATCTGTTGCTGACGGTGCGTTTGTTACGGTATCTTTAACCGCAATAGTTATTTCAGTGCCATCTTTTAATTTGAATGGCACGCCTGTAACTATAGGTGCTACTGGTGCTACGGGAGCCGCTGCAACGGGTGCAACTATTGGTGCATCGAAAAGCGCTTTCACTTTTAAAAGAATATCTTTGGCTGATTGTGCTACGTTCATACCACTAATTATTTTTATTGGAAATCTGTTTCACTTAAAATTTTCTGTATTCTTTCTGCCGCTTCTTCCACACTCATTTTTTGTTTAACAACCGGCACGTAAGAGAATAGCCCTTCCACGCTGAAGCCTTTTATGGTTCCGGCTTTCACCTGCTGCCAAACAGCATCGTTATTTACTTTTGCGGAAATAAACCAGGAACCATCGGCGACATCCTCGAAGCCTTTAAGCGGAGATATGCCGAGCTCGGCATCTGAAATAAAAGAGTTGAAAATTGTTACATCGCTTACCTGCGCATCTGCTTTATGGAACAGGTTAAAGTTTTTCATGTAACCTTTAGATGAAAACTTTTCTACAATACAGCGTATAGCGGTTTTATCGAACACTACATAGTATTCGCCCAACTGTTCATCTTTGCGGTACAGTGGCATATCAGCAATCATAGCCGGGCCGGATATAATTCTTTTTTCTTCGTTGAGGGTAAAATGTGCTTTCTGTTCGTTTGATTTGAACGCATGAAAATTGCGCTCGATGGCTGGCCGGTCAACTAAGCCAATAAAATTTACTTCTAAATCAGAAGTTGTGTCGGGATCAATCTGTGCTTTGTAAACCTGTAGCTCCATGCCACTAAGTAGAAACAGAAAGGTTTTGTTTCACTTAGCCACCAAGCCTTGCTTGTCTGTTCAGCCTTGTATTGCGTTCCTGATTATTTGCAACATCTGAATCAACCAGATAAGCCCTCACGGTCGAATTTCCTATTTGGTTTAATGTGCCCTGATTTAATGATGTAGTTTGTACCTGCGGTGCAATAGGCGCAGCAGGTGCAGATAAAGAAGGCGCTGAAACACTTGCGCCGCCCCCACCGCTGCCCGGCACTTTTGTTTTTACGATTGCACTTACTGTTTTTAAACCAGCAGCGATTGCAATACCAGCCTGTATGTAAGGATATGCAGGGAATGGAATACTTGCCGGGTTCTTTGAGGCATTTTTAAATACCGACCACGCCGCTTCGTATGTGTTGATAATAGTAGAAGCAACAGCAAGAGCCTTGCCCACTACTGTTTGCCTTCCTATCAAATCAGAAAGCCCGTTTGCCGCATCTGATATTATCTGGTAAGTCTTTAATTTATTTTCTGCAACGGCTTCGTCTGCCCTTTGTTGATCTTTATTGTTTTGAATTACACGAGCTGTGTATTCATTATCAAGCTTGGTCTGCTGTTCGTATTGATCGGAAAGAAATTTTGCATCTTCTTCAGCTTTTGCTTTGGCCGCTTCGTCCTGTTGTTTGCTTAGCGATTTTATAGATTCAACGTATTGCAGCCACCCATTTGTAATAGCTTTTCTGTTTTCCAGTTCTTGCTTTTCGGCTTCCTTTAATTCATTAATCCTTTTCAGTTTTTCATCCTGTAACCTTTTGTCGGCTTCATTCGCTTTGGCTTTATCAGCTCTTTCAATGGCATGGTATTGTTTATTAAGCCTATCCCTGTCCGCTGCGCTTTGTGCCTCAATATTGTAAATAGCCGCTTGTGCGTCCGCTTCTTCTTGCAGGGCTTCATCGCTCTTGTCAGATAAGTTATTTTTCGCCTGTATTGCCGCTAATTTCTTTTTTGCATTTTCAAGTTCCTGCGCGGACTGTGCCCCTTCTGCCTCACGCACTTCATCAATCGCTTTTTTCCTTTCCTTGCTGCTCGCGGTATCATCATTTATCAACTCTTTTGCAACACGCAAATCCCTGTTTAATTTTGCCCGGCTTACGGTTAAATTTCTTAGTTCATCGCCCAAATCCTGCAATACTTTTGTTGCATTTGCCGCTGCCTGAAATTCGCGGGAAATTTCTTCGCCGATACCACTTACCGCCGCCCGGCCTTCTTCTAATGCACCTTTAAAATCGCCACTGAAAAACTTTGCAATAGCCCCGGCAATTTTTAAAATCCTATCCCTGATTACATTTATTGTAGCTCCAATCCCTGCAAAAACCTGTTCCATTTTGTCCGCGCCTTCATTGGTAGATGTAAAGGCTTTATAAAGCAAGGCAAGTGCGCCAACAATGGCTGTAATTACTAATACAACAGGGTTTAGTAACAACGCCTTAAACGCTGCACTTAATTTACTCACGCCACTTCCAGCCGCACCCAATGGACCTGGCAAAGCGCTCATTTGCGATTTAAGTTTGCCAAAACTTCCCGTGCTTTCTTCAACAGACTTGCCCGCATCCGATGCAGCGGCCCCGGTGTCTTTTAAATTACTGTTTAACTCAGTAGTGTTTTTATTTACTTCTTTAATATTGGCATTGCTATTACCAGTATCTACCTGAAGGGTTGCCGCTATAATTTGTTTTTCTGCCATTACTTTTTATTTAATTGATCTGCTTCATACTTGCTCTTTGCTTTTAAATAAGCAAGGTCATTGAATGCCTGGCGAATAGGTAACTTAAATGCTCCTTCTAATGTTATTCGTTCGTATTCTGCAACCTGTGAAGCTGAATAAATCCACCCATAACGTTTATTAAACGGGTCTGTTTCCGCTTCGCCGTTTACTGTTTTATCTAAACCAAAAAGGCTTTTATACTCATTATTAAATTCTTCAAATCTTTGCTTAATCAGCCCAACACTTCCCATTACTTTTAGTATAGACTGGCCTAAAAAGTATTCTGATTTTTTCCTGTGGTGTGCGGAATTATTTTTTAATAATGGTAAATTACTTATGGATGCAATGATGTAATGGGCATTCTTTAACGTGTCTATAGAAAGGAAATAAGCGAGTTCAATGTATTGCCCAAAAGTCATTGCAGAAATATCATAATTGATAAAATACTTTCCTATTCTTTTTGCGGGCTTTGGTTCAAACGGAGCCTCGAAAATCTTAGTCAGTTTACCAATTAATCTATCAGCTTTCTTTTTGCCGGCATTATCTAACTGGTGTTCGGTAAGTCCAAAAACAATGCATGTACTGAATAATGCTTTATCAATATCGCTCATTGATTTATTCACCCCCAGGTTGTCAATAAGCTGGAATTTATACAATGATATTTTATGCCACTTACTCATTAATAAATTGTATTTATAACCCTTAATAACTGCACTTCGCAATCGCCGGGTATGGTTGTATTATAATCTGTAATTTTATTTAACCGGAACAAAACACCATCGAGATAAACGTATTTTGAAAAGTCAATATCGAATATATCTTTTGGCGTTAAGTAGAATTTACCAATTACCATTTTACTGTCTTTATCGGTAATTTCTGCCATGTACGAACTCCAATACAAATTAAACTGTGTCTTTGTGAGGTCGCCGGTAAGTAGAATAAAAAAAAGTTCATTGAGTGCCCCAAAGTTTAAATCATTGTCGGGGTTGTCCGGGTCGTCCAGGTGCCCGGCATATCCGTACTTTGTGTAACTGTCGTATGTGGAAGATCCCGCCGCGTTCTTTAAATCCCAGCTTGTAACACCTGTTACCAAACGGGCCTGCAATATCCTTATATTGCTATCAATCGTTTCCTCAGTTCCGTTGCTGCTTTTAAGTATTGTACTGTAAACTTTATCTTCGCCGCCATATCCAACCAAAGGAGTGCCGGAAAAAATTAAATCTAAACTGCTTTCCTGTGTGGCAAATTCAAACTCACTGTTAAACGTGTATGAACCGTAACCCTCATTGTATCTTTTTTTGTACAGGTCGTTATAAAAATCACTGTCATCTTTATACCTGAAATTGTATATCTTAGAATTAAGCTCACTCATTGGCTTAATCTTTACAACGGAATCCCGGTTTAATTTATAAGTCCAATCCACGGCGTTACCTGAATCGGTAGAATAAAAATCAACGAAAGGGGTTATATTAATCAGCCTTTCATCAAATTGACTTTCATAAACGTACAGGTTAAATAATTTCACTATTGATGTAAAGAAATCAATCTGCCTTATATTTTTCGGGATACTGTCGTTTACGGTTATTGTATCTAAATAAGCAACCTCTACAAGTTGCGGTGTAAGTGAATTAAAATAAACAGTACATAACGTAATGCTGTGTGTGTTCCCGCTGGTAGTGTTAGCGATAGAAACAACACACGTAATGTAATCAGTGGTGTTAAACGTTGCCGAAATATCGGCGTTAAAACTGAAGTAATTTGTTACGCCGCTGCCATTATATGAACGGGTTTGCGCATAGATTGAAACGCCGTTTTTATAAAATGTAACCGTAACATCTTCTTTGATAAAATTACCAACCACATCAACGTGAATTGTTCCGGTTACCGATGCAACCCCGCCATAAGTTATATGTTCGTTGCCGCTGGTTAAAGTGAAATCTGTTCCCGTAATAGCATCCCAGGCTATATTTACCGGGTTCACTTTCGTGCTGGTTACGGTAGCTTCCATTAATTTGGTACGGCTAACAACGAGCTTCTTTTGATTGTGTGGTATTATCAGCCGCTTAAACCTGTCTGTGTTTATTATATCGCTGCTGTACCGGTAATTTGCGGCGGCAAACATTTTATCTATGTACTCTTTTACAAACAATGCCGGTCTGAATGTTCCAATTTTCCAGTCATGTTTGCCGGTTGAATAAGTTCCGTAATCAACCAAAGGATAATAAACCCCGGCCCCGGCATTTTCATTGGCCCAACTGTTTTCAATTTCGGTTTCATTATAGGTGTGATCGTAAGCAGAAAAATCGAGGTCGGTTAAAAACCCGCTTGATAACGCTACATTCAAATTTGTCAATTCACCATTAAGTGCAACCTCGTAATCAATATTCTTTTTATCCTTATTGATTTGCAGAAGCCTGAGTGTTCCTTTGAATGTTTGTAGATTGTCCTGAAATATTAAACACCTGGCGCTTTTGGCTGCATTGAAATTGTAACCAACATTATCTAAAGTTTCATTGTAATCATTGCTGCTGCCTGTTTCAAAGATGTTACCAAATAAAGCATTGTTGTTATTGGTTCCGGGCAGCACAACGGTTTTACTGAATGTTGTTTGCCTTGTAGCAAAATCCTTTACATCATCAATAGCAAATGTCAGCAGGCTGCTTATGTCTGCTGAAATATCAACCCTTAAACCTTCGATAAATAATTCTGATATCATCTAAACTGCGCATTTAATTGTTCCCCAAATTCAATATTCAAAGTGAGGTTTGTTAAATCATCATTAACATGCTTTTTCGGCTCATAGTTAGTTTCGCTGATTACCACAGGAAAGAAGTACCCGCTTTGCTCTATGTACACCATTGGCGACAAAACCAACTGTTCCAGCCATGTATATTCATCATCGGTTAGCAGGTCGCTGTTTAATATCATTCTTTCTTTATACTGGCTTGAATAAACGCTCCTGCTTTCATTGTAAACATTATTTGCATTCTTATAACTTACAGCCCCTGAACTATCCACCGTATAAGGCAGCTTGCCAAAGTCTTTCTTTTCAATGTTTATTGTTTTACGTGAAACCTTTGTAAAGTCTTTGCTTTCAAAACCTCCGTATTTATTGAGGAAATGAAGCGTATATATTTCATTAATAACCTCACAGGTCATATCGAATTTGTAAGTAACATCATCACTGATATTGGGAGTTGTAAATAAAACAGTGTAGTATTTTATACTATCGTTTATCATGCCGGGTGAAGCTGCATTGATAGCGGCCTTAGAAGCGTTGATAATTATCAATTCATTCGCAGCGCCCGGCGTTACCGTGCTGTTTAAAGTTGTTACCAGTGTGTTTGAATAATCGTAGCTCTTTACCGTTACCGTGATATTATCGGTATCGGTGGCCAGGAAAGGAATGAAATTAAAAGATGAATCACAGTGAACCGGTGTTGCGTAAGGCCTGTCGGTCAATGCTTTATCAAGCTGCGTTAATGAAGTGGTGCCGCCAATTAAACGGCCATTGTAATTATTAAAAAATGTACGGGCTGAATCAACGGTTAAATTTGTGTAGGTAGTGTAAGAATACTCCTCGCCAAATTTAACCTGTACTGAAATACTAAATTCGCCTGCGCCTAATCTTTGTGCAACCAGTGTGGCGGCTGTTGGGTTAAAGGTTGTGGCAATATAATTTCTCACTATCTGCCCAATATTGAAGATGCCAATATTTGTTGTTGGGTCTGGAACTTTCTTAACCCTTGCAACCATTACACCAGCAACATACACATCTGCAATAAACTTATAATTCGGGTATGTTACTGGGTCTGCCGTGTGCACTACTTCTGCAACGGTGTAAATTAAATCATCCTGTACGCTACTGTATGCCGCCGGGGTCGCCTGTATTGTAATTGCCATTATATACTGTTTAGAATATCAATTTTAAAAGCAGCTCCAAGCCTGTCGCTTACTTTAGATGAAGTTGTTACCGCAGCCTTATCTATAAACCCGGTTGCTTTTATACCGTACATTTTTATATTGCGGGCAGCACCCCAGGCTTTATCTATTGCCGAAATACTTACATTCTTTTTTTCATTGCTGCTTACCGATTTCTTTACGTTGAACGTGCTTTTTTTTGCCCGGCCAATACTTTCCTCTAAAGATTTGATCATGCCGCGCGAAGGGAAAGAAGTTTTAAACGCATACTTACCGGCTCCGCTTTTGGTTCCTCTTACACCACTGTTTACAAAGTCGCCGTAAGCGCTCATTAGAATATCAACCTTTACAGTATTGCCGGTTTCAGTGGGGTCGCTTAGCGTAAGTGAGCGCGAAAGTTTACCGCTGGCATTACTATTGCTTTTATTTAAATTATCCTGCGCATCTTCTACAAATTCACCAGCCAGCAAAAACAATTCTGTTAAGGATTCACGCGGCTGCAGTTCATCCTTTTCATCGCTCCCAACGTTATCTAAAAATTGTTCCGCCAATGCTTGCGCCTGTGATTTGCCGATACTCATTACCGTTAAATATATTTCCATGGCTTTTGTTTTTGGGCATAAAAAACCCCGGTTAAGACTAACCAGGGAAAATTAAAAAAGAAAAATTATTATTTTACCAAACCGAAATTTCCCCACCTTTCGCAGCGTTCTGCCACTTATGCCACGCCAAGGCTAACGCCACAACATCATCATCGTGTTCACCTTCTGGTGCACTATACTTTACCCCTGTACGGGTGTACTCAAATTCAAACTGTTCTAACTGGTGCCGCAATTTTCCGGTGCCATTTATAACATCGCCATCATCTGCGATAATTAATTTACGGCTCTGCATACCCACTGCAAGCCCTTCCATTAACCTTTGCTTGCTTGCCTGTGTGAACACATACGGTTCAATCTGTTGCTGCACCTGTTCAACCTGTGAAACAACTACATCACCCACGCCGGTACTATCCATTGCAATGGGTTTATTCGGCAGATACTTTATTGTATCAATAGTTTGCTGCCATCCTGCTTTAGTGAAATTGTGGTAATGGCTCATTGATCCTAATTTATCAAGCCCGATAATAGAAACGTAATCCACTTTACGGGCAAGGTCAATGCCGAAACAAACGCTTTCGTGTGTTGATAAAGACGGATGGCAACAGGCGGAAATATATTTTAAACCGAATGGATTAGAACCGTCCTCACTTGCTTCAGCTAAATAAAGCTCGTTAAAAACACTTTCCGGTAAATCTCTTTTAGCTGCTTCTATTTCTTCTATAAAGGGTCTGCCATCTTTGGTTTTCATGCCAGCAGCAGCGGCATCGTAAGCAGTTATTTTAAAGTAGGCATAATCCTGTTCCTGCCCACTCTTTGCCCGCATCGCCAATTTATTGCCCCAATTCTTTTTACTCTTGGCGTTACCGATAAACTTACATTTCCCGCCTGTACTGGTAAGCGTTGATCTTAAAGCATGCCATGCCGTTTCCCTGGCGCGTGTAAATTCATCGAACACCGCTGCGTAAACATCATCACCATAAAGGTTATCCGGCTTCTCGCCGGTCTTAAATTCTATTTTGGCACCTGTTACTAATGTGATAACAAGGTTTGTCTCATTGGCTTTAAAAAAAGATTTGTCGCTGATTTGTACCTTCATCCTGTTGTAAGCAATCTTTGCCTGCCCAAATGTTGGAGCTACCCACCACACGCTTTGGTTTGCTTTACACGCAAGTGATTGCTCAAATAACCAAACTATATGCGATGCCGTTTTACCGCATTTTGTTGCGGCCAATGTTACCGTGTACCGTGCCGGGCAATTAAGTATCTCCGTTTGATATGGATACATAAACGGTCTGGTATATTCGATTTCTTTAGCTGGCATTGCTTACAAACTCCTTTGGTTTTTTATACACTTCATCAGATGAAAGGCTTTTAAAATAATTATACGTAATTGCTAATCCTTCTGCTCTATTCACTTTTGGCAACCAGTCCAGCAATTCAATTGCTTTTGAGATATCCGGCCGGCGTTGCTTTGGATCGTCAACAGGTAATGGCAAATACTTTATTTGCCTGTCAGAACCCGTTAACTTTAATATTTCTTCTGCGAACTTTTTTAAAGTAATTTCAACAGGGTTACCAAGGTTTACGGGTAAATGGTAGTCAGACATTAACAGCCTATAAATACCCTCAACCAAATCATCCACATAACAAAAGCTTCGGGTTTGACTGCCATCACCGAACACGGTTAAATCTTCACCGCGCAATGCCTGCCCAATAAAAGCCGGTAAAGCCCGTCCGTCATTCAACCGCATGCGCGGGCCGTATGTATTGAATATCCTTACAATGCGGGTATCTACATTGTGGTAGGTATGATACGCCATTGTAATAGCTTCCTGAAACCTCTTTGCCTCGTCATAAACACCGCGCGGGCCAATACTGTTGACATTGCCTAAATAGTTTTCATCTTGAGGATGCACTAACGGATCACCGTAAACCTCGCTTGTACTTGCAACTAAAATCCGCGCATTCTTTTCTTTAGCAAGCCCCAAGCAATTATGCGTACCAAGTGAGCTTACCTTCAATGTCTGTATAGGGATTTTTAAATAATCAATTGGTGAAGCTGGTGAAGCAAAGTGTAAAATGTAATGAAGTTCGCCGGGTATATGAATGAACTTTGAAATATCGCTTTTGTAAAACTCAAAGTTTTCAAGCGGGAACAGGTGAGTGATATTTTTAAGGTCGCCGGTAATAAGGTTATCAAGCCCGATAACTTTAAAGCCTTCTTTAATAAAGCGGTCGCAAAGGTGTGAACCAAGGAAACCCGCCGCGCCTGTTATAAGAACTTTCTTCATGTTTATTTTACCCGTTGAAATACCCTGTTATGCACAACCGAAAACAATTCTTTGTAATACTCATTTGGTAAAAGTTCATCAACCGCCCGGCTCACATCCTCGATGCCTTTAAAATAACCATCAGGTAAATTGTACTTATGGCAACAATCATCAATAACAAGGTAACCGCCCACTTTAACAAAGCTGCTGTATAGGTAAACATCGGACTTTGCGACATCATAAGAGTGCCCTCCGTCAATGTAAATAATATCGTATTCTTTTTTTCCTGCTTCTGCAATTATTTCAGGATCCGTTGAAAGCCCTTTAATAATCTTTGGTTGTTTTAGTTTGAATGTGGTATGAAGCAATTTTATATCCGCTGCGTAATCGCTTTCCCAATGGTCGCCGGTGCTATCCAGTGGCGTTATCCCGGTTATATCTGCCTTCGGTGCCAGCATCCGTATCAAAGCCAATATCTGCCCCCTAAATACGCCTATTTCAAGAAAGGATAAATTCGGCGGCAAATCCTGTAGTATTAATTTCCACATCCATAAAAAGCTACGTTCGCCAAAACCGAATATTTTAACGGGTGTATCATTGTTACCCTCTACGAAATCCCGGAACGCTTTTAGTTTCGGGTCGGTATTTACATTGTCGGTAAATGAATCGTTTATTAACTTATGGACTTGGGGCCGGTCCGCCCATATTTCCTGTACTTCTTTTAATGTCTGCATAATAGGTAATAGTTTATAAATGTGATTCATTGGGGTGTGGCCATTGCCGTGCCAAAATGTAGGGCGTGTTTTTGTAATAACATTCCACATTGAATGTGGCCCTTCGCTAATATATAGCTGTCCGTTTACAAAATCACTATCCGGGCAGAAAGCAATTGTTTGAAATATCCTACAATCGTAATCTAAAACGATACCGTGCGCACCTTCTAAAAATCTATCGGTTAAATAAACCTGATCAACATCGGTAAAGGCTGGCATTACTTTTTCAACCATAGCGCAGAACAGTTTTGAACTTGCAAACCATCCCCCACCGTTTACATATTTCCAAGGGCTTTCATTTTCAGGATACAACGGCGCTTTTTCGCCGTGCGGGTAACATGCCCGTTCAGCACTCAGCAGTATAATTTCTTTATCTTCAATCTTACTCAATGCTTCTTCCATCGTTCCAAGTGCGAACGTATCCCATGCATCGCTGTAAAAGAAGTGTGTTATTTCGGGATGATCTTTTAAATATTCATAAGTCTTTAAAATCTTATCACCAAAGCCGCGCCAGTCATGTTCAATAAAATGATACGGCCAATTGAAGTAATCGAGTGAGCGTTTTAATTGGGCGCACTTTTTAATGTCCGATGTTGTGGTTATGAGTTTACAGAGCATATAATAATTAATGTCAGGTTATATCTAAAATACTTTCTTTTTCGCCAATTAAAAACCCGTCTTTTTCATACTTATCATCCGTTATTATTTCAATAGATTTAAGCGATTCTATATCGAATTTATCTTTATTATCCGGGTGGCATTTAATTGCTATTTCTTGCCCTTTATTGTTCTCTATATAAAAAAGTATTCTTTCTATATAGGAACCTTCGCCTCTCATTAATGAATCGGGGTATAACATAATTTACTTTTTAAACTGCTTCATAATAAATCGGTTTCGTTCCGTTGTACATTTCATGCACCAGGATTATTACCTGCTGTGTTACTTCGCCGCTGTGTTTGTGTTTCCAGTCCTGATAAGGTGTTTGCCCATCGTCTATATGGTCAATATTTATATGAGGCAGGAAACAACTGTAAAAGCCTGCCAAGTGTGTGCGGTGGCTCATAATCACATCATCATACCCGTACAAACTTGGCTGATACAAATAACCTATCTTATCAAGTAGCGCATAATTATGCAGCACACAACTACCAATAACATGCTTTACTTTTTCAACTATCTGCCATTCATGCCCACCGGTATGCGGCAGCATTATTAACTCACTTTTAAAATCTGCATTTTCGTGTCCGGGGTATTCCCAACAATCCTTTCGCTTTAGTCCTATTTGCCCAATAAGCGGGTCTTTATCAATTGCGTTTTCAAGTTCATCAAGCCAGCACTGGTTATTTATTACAATATCATCATCCATCTTTATGCAGTGCTCTTTCGAGTTACGCAGTGCCCACACTTTATTTATCGCTTTGGCGGTGCCAATATTACCGTCATTATAAATCACTTCGTCAACCATGCCGCTAAAATGATCTATTATGTTTTTTGTTTTACTCGTTTGGGAATTGACAGAAAGCATAAGGCGGTGCTTATAAAAATTAACGGTGCGCCGCAATGATGACAATGTTTCTTCCAAACATTTATCTTTATTATTTTCTTCGGTACTATATACCGCCATGCCGATTAACGCCATAATGTTATTTTAAATTCCGAAACTTGTTTCTGGCAAAGCTTCTTTATACTTGCCTTTTTTAAACCCCTCAATTACTTCATTTATACGCCAGTTCTTTTCTTCCCACGCATGCCCATCAGAAGGTGTAATTATCACATCAAGCATATTATCAGCTTCCCTTATATTGGATATTTCCACCTTTGCTACAAAAGTGATTGATGTGAATTTTAAACCTTTACGAAGTACCATGATTAAATAATTTTATTATTCGCTCTGTATTCATCATAATGCCTGTACACTTTATAAATCATTTCAATAACGCACGGCGGGCAGTCGCCGGGGTTTTGATAGCCGGGTTGAAATTCTTCTGCGATGATACGGGCAAACTCCTGGCGGGTATGATAATCCAAACTCCGTATCGCGCCGGAGATTTGAAGCTTATCGTACACGGTGCGGTTATCATCAAGTATCTTTTTATTTTCCGGCTTCATATTCAAATATTTGTTTCCGCTCGTTATTGATCTTGTAAAAATTAAAATGGATATCGCAGAACTCTTTTAGTTCCTGCCCGGCTTCTTTCTGTCTTTTCCTGCTTGCAACTAATCGTGAAATATGGTTAACCCATTCTCCTGCACCTTTGGCGTATAGCACTGGTAAATCCAAATAAGGATTAACAGGCGAGCAAATAACAGGCAGGCCCATGTTTGCGGCTTCCAATACTTTAAGGTTTGATTTGTGCTTATTGAAAGGGGAATTAAGTAAAGGAACCAAACAAATATCTGCATACTGGTAATGTTGGTAATATTCATTCACATGCTTCCCGGTAAGTATTCGGTATTGATGTTTAATGTCGCTGGTGTACATCATTACCATTTTATACCATTCATCTTCCTGATCCATGTAACCCGCAATAACCATTTGAATTTTACGTGCGATTGTGTTAAGGCAATCTACAGGCCGTTTAAGCAGTGCAATATCTTCACGGTGCGTAATGCTTCCCTGCCAGAAAAGCCGGGTTGCATGAAAAGGTTTTTTAACAATATCAAATTGCCCCTGCCTTGGAATGGCGTTTGGTAGTACATGAACATTTTTATTTATCGGGGCAATCTCAGCCGCTAATCGTGAATGAGTTGTAAAAACAAAATCAGCGTTCTTTATCTGCTCGATTTGCCTGCCTGCAAAACCCATCTTCTTATATTCATCGTAAAGAATATGGTGCGGGTCAAGTTCCCAATGGTCGTCTATATCAACGCAGATTTTAAAGCCGTACTTCTTTTTTAATTCTGCAACCATTGGCAAAGCATGGTCTGGCAGCACACGGTTATACATGAAAATATCGCATCCTTTCTCAAAATCGCTTTCGAGTAAGTTGTTAGTTACATACACATCCGGCCCGTCCATTAGCATCAACGGCATTATTGCCCGGTGGTATGCCGGGGCTGAATTGTTATTTACGGAAGCGATTATGCGCATAGAACTTTTTTGTTAGCAAATTCACCATGAAAGGTTTTAACTGCATTTTTATACACTGAAACCGCGTGCTGTAACGTTTCAAATGTTCCCAAATGCTTTATTTTTTTATTTACACTTATATATGAAACCCATTTTTTAGAAGCTTTATTAAAAGAAACACCCTTGTGCCCGGATGTATTTGTTGACCATTTATTTGTATTGACTGCGTTTTGGCATTTCGTTGCAAGCCTTAAATTTTCAATTCGATTATCGTCTCGTATTTCATTCTCGTGGTCTATCAACAACGCAGGCATTTCTCCTTTACAAATACACCATATCAAAATATGCTCTTGGTAATATTTCTTATCTATTCTAATATGGCGGTACCTGTCTGGCCGTAATGCCCCGGCTCGCTTACCTGGTGTAACCTTCCTGCATGTTTTTATTTTCCAGAAAAGCATACCATCCGCATAATATAAAATTTTATCTAAATATTCTTTTGTCATAAGGCTACAAGTATCTCATTTTTACACATGAATAAATACAACCCGCAAACAATCCCACCGGCAAATAAATAATACCATGCCAGCCAATACAACTACAGCCAATGATTAACGCGAACCACCCCGACATACATTTAAAGCAATTGAATGGCTTAACGTACCCCATTTTCATTACATCTACCCACAGGTAAGAAAAGGAAAGTGCAAGTATAATTATTTGGTAAGACTGCATGATTTATTATTTTGAATATAATGTAATTCTGCCTTAGTAAATACCGGTTTATCCTCACCTTTAACGCGGTGTTTGATTTGGTTTAACGATTTCTTTATTGTTTTATAGCAAGAACCGAAAGGAATATCTGTCTCTGTTTCAATAGCACGGAAGTTGCCATGTTTTAGGTAAAGTTCAATCAGCCCTTTGTTGTACCAGTGCAGTTTATTTATTTCATCTAAGGCCGCATCCGCGAGTAAACCCCTTATTTCTCTTTCTTCTAAATCGTTATTGTCGGCAATTTCCTGATCCGCAAAATCCTGGTATATTGTCCTGAACTTCTTTGCAAACGGGCTTGTGTTCGATTTAATCTGATTAAGTATTACCCTGACTGTAAAAAATTCCAGTGCTTTACTTTCGTGTAATTCTATTATCTTTTGTTCGGGTAATTCGCATATTATTAAAATAATCTCCTGCCTCAAATCTTCCCGTAAATGTTCCGGCTCCATCTTGCCTATGCAATCGCAGAAGTTTTTGCCCGTGAAAAGGTTTGCGATTATTTCGTTTCGGCTCATGTGAGATTTAAGGTTATTTTATACGGGGTTACATCTTCGCCGTCTTTGGTTGTGGCGGCTATTTTTGTCGGGGCATTATCCCCAACCATTAAATTATGCGTTGCGATAGCTTTTATGCGTTGATCTAATGTAGGCTCTGCAACTGTAATAGGTTTCGTTCCATACTTCCCTGTTTCATCGTCATAAACAGGCTCGTATGTTTTATAAAGAAGTTTCCCTGTAGCTATATCAGCTAAAATGCGTTTCTTTTCTTCTGTGGTAAGGGTATCAGCAACCAGTTTATCTTTAAGCTCCTCTACGGCCTTACCTTGCGCCAATGCAGCTATTTTCCCGGCCTGCTCTTTTATATAATTGTCAATTGTTGGTTTTTGTAGGAGTTTGTAGGATTCTACCCTACAACTTGTAGGCTTTGCTTTTGGATATGCGGCGGCATAAGCCTGCTGCGGCGTTCTGCCTTTGATAACTTCATCAGCAAATATTTTATGTTTTATACTTAAAGCCATCAAAAGCCGCTGTTATCTTTTGCACCATTACTAAAATCCGCTGGCGGTTTTGATTTAGTCGGTTTACTTCTTTGCTTTGCCGGACTTTTCGGACCTTTGCCTGCCCTTGCCTTGCGACCTGCATTTATACCGCCGTATTTTTCTGAACCACTTGCCATATTGTTTTAATTTATAGCCCGCCACAATTCTTTGCCGCGAACTGATTTATTAATAGTTTTAAGAAGCGTTTAAGATTATTTTAAAATTGTTGCGGCGGCGGGAGTTGAACCCACACAGTAGGGTTATGGGCCCTATGATCTACCGTTAATCTACGCCACGATGTTAACTAAAATATATCTGTTCCTGGGGTTCTAAAAATACTCCCTGTTTTGAAATGTAATTTATTACCCCACATAGTTTTTTATCCCGGCATTTCAGACTTATCTCCCCAACAACTACCTTCCCTTTTACTTGTAAGTTCCTGCCACATCTGCGGCAATGGTAAGAAGTTGTTTTATTTCCCTGCATAAAATTAATTTATTTTACTGTAATTCCAAAACTTTTTGAAAGTTTTATGATTATTGGAATATTTGTTTACTTTTTAAATGAACCGATTTTTATTGCTTTTTTGATCTGATTATAGGAAACATATTTCCCGCCAACATACCAATGCAGTACACTTCTGTTTTTAGGAACATGCTTTGGTAATGGCATGAAACTTTTATTTGTAAATAATTCCATTGGCATAAAAACGCATTCAATGCCGTTTATTATCATACCAAACCTACCTTTTTGAATTTCAGTTACTTGTATCATGGATGGTTAGCAATTTGGGAGTTGTATGCAATGCTATCTGTACGTTTCATCAATAGCATTGATACATTGTCTTGTTTGTTCTGCATATTCTTTGTCATACATGAATTTTCCTTTTTCTTAAAAGCCTTGCCAAAACAACAACCTCGCAGGATTCAAACCTTACCAGCATATTCCCATTCTTACCGCGAATGCACTTGCCATCCCTGCGCCGCACGGCAGAACATGGAGCGCCTTTATATTTTGGATTGGTAAGCCGGTCGCCTAAGTATTTATACTCCATACAGCTCATTAAGTTTTTGCAAAACCTGTTTATAATCTTTTGCCGTAACCCGGATGATCTTCCAGCCCTGAAGCATGGCGGCATTGTATTTATCAATATCCCGCAGTACGCCGGTAATAGAGCTGTGGCCTGTTTTCCCTTTGTCTTTTTTAAAAATGCCTTCATATTCCACGGCGTTTTTTATACCCGGAAAACAATAATCGAATTTCCATTTCCTTTTTTCATCAAACTGAAACTCAGTTTCAAAAGAAAGTGCATGCTCGTTTGCCCAATACATCAGGTTCCAGGCAAGCCAGTCTTTTTCCTTGCTGCGGGCCGGAATATTTTGCAACGATTGTTGTGGAATATTTTTACCCGGTTTTTGGGAATATTTTTCGGCCTTTTTATGAAAAGCAAAACCCTTAATTTTTCCATCCCGCTTTAGCTGTTCAATATGTTTTTCAGTCCAGTTCATTATTTTGCGGTTAGCTGCTTTTGTTCGGTAAAAATGGATGGCAGCTTGCTTTCATCAAAATCGCCTTTATTTAAAAGCTTCATTGCATCAACGGTTACTTTTGCTGCGCCAATTATATTACTTGCAAGGCTGCTGATGGCATTGGCCCGTTTTATTTCTGTTTCCAGGGCTTTGCCATCAAGGTCTTCATCGTTCAGTTTTTCAAGCTGAAGAAATAAGTGGTTATTAAGATCGCTCAGTTTGTTTTTGGTACTCATCTATTCTTTTTTTAAGTTTTGAATTTATTTTTATAGCCCTTATCAGTTCTTTGGGGAAACGGGCAATGCTGTTCCTGTTCATGTTTTCCTGTCTGGAGATACATTTCAAATTAGAAGGCTCAAAATTTGCAGAATTGCCATCTGCAAAAATTACAATCATGCCTTTGGGTATTTTACCAAAATGTTGCTCATAAATAAGCCGGTGTTTGTGCACATATTTGCCCGGCTTCACCCTTACTTCTATATAGCCATCTTTCGTAAGCCGCTCATGGCCGTTGTATTTGGTATTGTGTGGTAAATGCCCGGCTTTAAACTGGCTTTTTTTACATATTTCAATAGATTCCGGGCTCATGTATTCGGCTTGTTTTAACCCTTTATTTCTGCTTACCTGCCCTTTTTTAAACCCGTTTTGTTGTTTAAATTTTTCAGTTATTTCTTTTGGCCGCACCAATCCAAGAATAACCATTCGCTGCCTTGCAGCTCCTTCACTGCGTTTTAAATCGCGGCTCATTTGTTTTAAGCTGATATTGGGGTTATTGCAATTATCCCGTAAAAATTTATCTTCTTTTTTTGTAAAAGGCTTGCCGTACATTTTTAAAAAATTCTTTTGTTTTCCAGCATTTGTTTCTTTGGGCATCGGCGGTTGTGTCACTCACTTATACTGCATCGTCATTGCGAGACCTCCGAAGCAATACCTTGCCGTGCGTTCAATCCGGCTATTTATTTTTTGCCAGGAGATTGCTTCGTTCCTCGCAATGACGCATCACTTCCTAATGTAAAAGAGTGCGACGCAACCCAAGCCTCATAGAATTCCCGCTGCCGGGCTCAAAAAATAAATTCCCCATTTTCGTCTTTGTTATTAAATGTAGAGCTTACGGGTATCCAGCTCTTCTGGTTTATTTCGCGTTTTATATCCTGCAGGCCATCCCAATTAAAGAATTTTTGAATGCTTAATTGTGCCCGCAGTTTTATGGTGGCCAGTGTGCCGTTGCGGTGCTTGGCAAATTTTATATGTGTTTCGCCCAGGGTACTTTCGCCCATGTCTGTGTTTTGTATATCGTAATACTCCGGGCGGTACATAAACATCACCACATCTGCATCCTGCTCTATGGCGCCACTTTCCCGCAGGTCGCTCAGTTGCGGCATTTTCTTTTCGCCGGTTCTTTGCTCGGTGGCACGGCTTAACTGGCTTAGTGCAATAATGGGCACTTCCAATTCTTTTGCCAACCCTTTAAGGCCGCGGCTTATGGCGCTTATTTCCTGCTCACGGTTGCCTTTGCCACTTTCGCCGCTCATCAGCTGCAGGTAATCTATAATGATGAGGCCCACATTTTCTTTGCGTTTTAAATTGCGGGCCTTGGTGCGCAGGTCGAAGAGGGAGAGGGCGGGTGTATCATCAATAAAAATAGATGCGCCTTCCATTATTCTTACGCCTTTCTCAAAAAGTTCGCGGCGGTCGAAATCGTTTAACTGGCCGGTATTTATTTTTTCGAGCCATACCCCGCTTTCTGCACTCAGCATGCGGTTTACCAGTTGGGTTGTGTTCATTTCAAGGCTAAAGAAACCAACGGTAACCGGCTGCAGACTGTTTAAGGCTGCATTGCGGGCAATGTTTAATGCAAACGCGGTTTTACCTACCGATGGCCTTGCGGCAAGTATGATAAGATCGGTATTTTGCCAGCCGTGTGTAAGGTTATCAATTTCCAGCAGGTTACAGGGTATGCCGGTAATGCTGCGGTTGAGTGCCTTTAGCTCGTCCATGCGGGTAATACTGATGGCGATGGCGCTGCTTAAACTGGTGTAAGTGCTTTTTAAAGTGCCGGTGGTAAGCTCTGTAAGTTTGCGGTCGGCATCGTCGAGCAGATCGAATGTGTCGTTTGTTTCATCGTATGCATCGGCCATTATTTCTCCGCTTATGCGGATCAGCTCCCGGTTGATGAATTTTTGCAGGATGATGCGGCTGTGCGGCTCTATATTGGCGGTACTTACTACGGCATTGGTAAGCTTGGTAACATAATAGGCACCGCCAACTATATCAAGATCTTCGCTTATTTTAAGTTCTTCCACAACGGTTAAAATATCTATTGGCAAACTCTTTTGTGCCAGGCTTTGAAAGGCGCGGTAAATGCGCTGGTGTGCATCTAAATAGAAACATTCTGCCTTTAATATTTCGGCCACCACATCGAAAGCACTTCGATCCAGCATTATGGCACCGAGTACCGCTTCTTCCAGGTCTTTTGCCTGCGGCGGCAGTTTACCATATACCATGGTGCTCATATCTATGGCTGGCTTTCTGTGCTTCCTGTCTTTCTTAAAATTAGTTAGTTCCATTTTATTGGTTTTATTATGCGTGGGCAAATTCGAGTTTCATTTCTTTATTTAAGAAGGCTTGCGCAATGATCATATCGGCCATTTCGGTATTGCTAACCAAAGCAGATTTACTGAGGTGCAAATAAATTTCTGTGGTTTTAATATTGTTGTGGCCCAAAAATTCCTTTAACTTATAAATATCCAGGCCGCCTTCGCACAAGTGTGTAGCCCTGCTATGCCGCAGGCTGTGGGGTGTAACTTTTTTATAAATACCAGCCCTTTGTTTTGCCTGGTAAAATACCTGCTGGATGCTGCGCACCGAATACTTTTGCTGGTTTTGCCCCATAAACAACCACTTACCCGCTGGATCTGCTTTGCGGTAAGTTTTTAAAAGGTTGATTGTTTGTAAAGGCAATGGCACATAACGATCCTTAAAGCCTTTGGCTCCTTTTACCAGAAGGGTTTTGCGGTCGCTGTCTATATGGCAAACCTGTTTATTACATTCAATCTCCGGTACTTCACTTATGCGCAGGCCGCAACTGTACATTAGCTGCAGAATTGCCCGGTGCTTAATATTCTGGGTACCATTTATAAGCCTGTGCACTTCCTGTATGCTCATTATCTGCGGCAGGTAACTGGTTTTGCGTGGGTAGGGTATATCATCAAGGCTGAGGGGTGTTTTTAAAACCAGGTTGTAAAAGTTGCGGATGCTGTTTACATAAATTGCCCTGCTGTTCATGTTGGTGATGCTTAACAGAAAATCTTTTATGTTTTGTAATGGCAGCGGCTTCGGCGCTCCATACATAGCATTGAAGAACATTCCCAGATAACTGGCATAGGTTTCTATGCTGTTGTTTGCATAGTTGCGCAGGCTGAGTTCTTTTTTAAACTGGTTTATGAGTTCTTGTTTGCGTGTCATAAGTGGTTGATTTTTATTAAGAGTGCGTTAAAATGGATGTTGTAGGCAATTTGACGGCTACCATTCAGCAGCATCCCAACTATCTTCGAGTTGCTCTCTATATCGTTCTTCAATATCCTTATAATGTTCATCAAGTTCTTCCCATCTCTCTTTACCGGA